TCTAATGTCTGAAAACATTGATAATCAAGACATTGAGGCTATTGAAGAAGCACAAGAAGTTTCTCTTCCGAAGGATGAGAAGGCTTCAGTTGATTCGGTTGATAAAGCCTCGGACGTCACTAAAAAAGCACCTGCTCGTAAAGGAGATAAAACAGGTACTAAGGACGAGCCAGCCCAGCAGGGTAATGTCAAAGCTAAAGACGATGGTGTTGCAGAATCATTCGAGGATGATTTAAACGCACTTGTTGAATCTGAAGCAACTCTATCAGAAGGTTTCCGTGAGAAAGCTGCTACAATTTTTGAAGCTGCACTTAACAGCAAAGTTGCTGCAAAAGTGAATGAGCTTGAAGAGTCGTACGAAGAGCGTCTTGCAGAAGAAACTGAATCTTTCAAAACTGATCTAGTTGAGAAAGTTGATGGATATCTTAACTACGTCGTTGAGTCGTGGATGGAAGAGAATAAGGTAGCTATTGAAGCTGGCTTACGCACTGAAATCGCTGAAGGCTTTATGACTGCACTGAAAGATGTGTTCACTGAGAACTACATCGAAGTTCCTGAAGCTAAGGTTGACTTAGTTGATGAGCTTTCTGAGCAGGTCAAAGAGCTTGAAGACAAACTTAATGGCACAATCGCTGATAACATTGAATTAGCTGAAGCACTTTCTGTTGCTAAAAAAGATTCAATCGTTGAAGCTGCATCAAAAGATCTTACTGTAGCACAAGCTGAGAAGTTAGCTTCTCTTGCTGAGTCAATTGAGTTTGACAGTGTTGAGTCTTTTGAGAATAAGATTAATACTATTAAAGAATCTTATTTCCCAGCTGAGAAAGTGGTTGTAAGTGAAGAAGCTGAAGTAGAGCAGTCTGAAGGTGACGATGTTACTGAAACATCACCACTGATGAGCGCTTATCTCGACGCCATTAAATTAACATCTAAAAATTAATCCAAAGGAGAAATAAAATGTTTGGATCTGATAAAATTATGGAGAAATGGAGTCCAGTAATGGATCACCAAGATCTTCCTGAAATCGGTGACAAGTATAAGAAAGCGGTTACTGCCGTTATACTTGAAAACCAAGAAAAAGCTCTAGCTGAAGAGCGCGGTAATGCGTCTTATCAGTTAAATGAGACTGCGGCTAACGCGACTGGTAACGGCGTATCAAATTGGGATCCTATCCTAATCTCGCTAGTTAGACGTGCTATGCCTAACCTAATTGCATACGATATTGCTGGTGTACAGCCTATGACTGGTCCTACTGGTCTTATCTTCGCTATGCGTTCACGTTACACTTCACAATCTGGTACTGAAGCGTTATTCAACGAAGCTGATACAGACTTCTCAGGTACTGGCACTCACGGTGGTGCTTCTGACTCTCTAGGCCTTTCTGGTACTGGTGGTCCTGGTACAGCTGGTGCTACTGCTGGTGGTACTGTTTCTGATTCATTCGGTATTGGTACTGGTATGGACACAGCTGATGCTGAGGCATTAGGTAACACTGGTAACGCTTTTGCTCAAATGGCATTCTCAATCGAGAAAGCTACTGTGACTGCAAAGTCAAGAGCTCTTAAAGCTGAGTACACAATGGAATTAGCACAAGACTTGAAAGCTATTCATGGTCTTGACGCTGAAGGCGAGCTTGCTAACATTCTTTCTGCTGAGATCCTTGCTGAGATCAACAGAGAAGTTATTAGAACTATCAATGTTAAAGCTAAGCTTGGTGCTCAACAAGACAACGTTACTAACAAAGGTGTATTCAACCTATCAACTGATGCTGATGGTCGTTGGTCTGCTGAGAAATTCAAAGGTCTTATCGTTCAAATCGAGCGTGAAGCAAACGTTATTGCTAAAGAGACTCGTAGAGGAAAGGGTAACTTCATCCTATGTTCTTCTGACGTAGCTTCTGCACTAGCTGCTTCAGGTATGTTAGATTACGCTCCTGCGTTATCAACTAACTTGAGCGTTGATGATACTGGTAACACTTTTGCTGGTGTTCTTAATGGTCGTATGAAGGTCTATATTGATCCTTATTCAACTAATGATTACATCACTGTTGGTTACCGTGGTACTAACCCATACGATGCTGGTATGTTCTACTGCCCATACGTTCCATTAACTATGGTCCGTGCAGTTGGTGAGAACGATTTCCAACCAAGAATCGGCTTCAAGACTCGTTACGGTATGGTTACTAACCCATTTGCGGGTGGTGCAGGTTCTTCAGAGCTTGGTACAAATCGTGCTAACCA